GCCTCCTACACCTCTAGTTACACCTGTAAGTTCACCTGTAGATGCGATACCTGTATAAGATATTTCTTCACTATCTATTTGTAAAAAGTTTGTTCCTGCCGTTGGAAACTGTGAGAAATCAACTAATATAATACCCGACGTTGCAGTGTCTGTAATACCATTTTGTAGTGTAGTTGTTGGATTACCAGCAATTGTCCCGCCCCAAGATCCTAGTGACCAACCAAAACCTTTTGCTTGCACAGCTGGTCCTACAGGATAATAGTGTTGTACTCTAATACCACCTGATGTTGTAGCACCAGATCCTGATTCATTTGATGGCATAGTAATTGTTAGTGTTGTGCTTGTAGGCACAGTTGTAACCATAAATTTTTTATCGTTAAAATCTGCAGCTGCAAAATCAGAATTAGTTATTGCAGAAAAACTATCTAATAATATTATATCACTTGCAGAAATATTATGTGGTGATGAAAAAGTTATTGTAACTTCAGCTGATCCGTTGGTCGTGCTGAATGCACTTGTAAGCGTTGTTGTAGATTTAATAGGATGTATGTCATAATACACACCACCAGAGAAAGCATATAAAATTCTGTTTGTACCAATGATTGCGTATTTTCTAGCTAAACTATTTACGAAATGATGTAATCCTCGGCCTGCTCCTGTAAGATTACTATCTCCTAGTTGTTTCCAACCACCTATTTTTTCAGGTATACCATAACGAAACCTAACATTATCACAGTCCGTCCACTGTCCCTCTGCTTGAGTTTCTGTTATTTGTTTGTTTATCCCTGGCTGAAATCCTATCTTTTGTAGCATATGGCTCCATTATAATACTATTTTACAAATGCTGGTAGACCTAACTTAGGTCTTCCGTCAAATTTGTTTTTATCAGCAAATGGGCCATTTACATGATTGTAATGTAAGAATACTTGACCACAAATGTTACCGTCAAAAGGCTCTCGCCAATGTTCGAGTTCACAGCCACTATATACTAACATATCTCCTACTTCAAGCAAGACTTTCTCACCTTTTGGGGCGTTTGGTTTATGTATGTTTTTGTATTCATCAATTACATTATTAGACCCTGTAGGATCTATAAATATAGGCCAAGGGTCACCACCTAAATTAAGTGTTGTTGATATCTCACAAGAGGGCCTATCTTTGTGTCTTCTTAATTCATCACCTTTTTTATACGCTCTTGCATAAGAATAAGTTGGTATTAAATCTAAATTTGTATGTTGTTTCATAACAGGTAACATTTTAACTAACAAAGTATCCATTACAAAATCACCATAGCAAGAAAAAGTATTAGGTATCTGTTGATCGGTCCAGGTACCGAGTATTGAAGACTGAGCATGAATATTATTTTGATACATAAAATCAACTGCGTCTCTTTTTAGTAAGAAGTAATTGAAGATAAAATTAGCTAACTCGTAAGGTAAAGCATTTTTGATAATTTGATATTTCTTTATTTCAAACATATTACACCATAAAACATTTTTGCATAAAATTAAACGATACAGATATTCTAATATCATTAGAGTTATTAGGATCTACACAATGATTTAACCAAGATGGAAACATAATTAATCTACCTGGTTTTGGATCATAGCTTGCCTCTCTCCATAATCTTTGTGGTGGTTTACCTTCTTTCATTCTAGGTCGTACCATCAATGCTACAGATCTTGGGTCTTCTACTTTTAACTGACCAGAGTTTTCTGGTGCTTTTACATAATAGACACCAGACCATAAAGAGTTTGGATGTATGTGTGCTCTGTTCATACCACCTGGTGGATTAATGTTTGCCCACATATTACCTAAGAATGGTTCACTGTCTAAATGTTCTTCTTTATAAACTATATGTTGTGCTTCATACAAAGCATCAACTAATCTTTTGTACTCTGGTTTTTGTTGCATATCAGTTGTAGAATGCCAACCTTGAATATTTGTTCTAGTAATTCCTTTATCTTTGTTAGACCAATCAACAATATCTTTTTCTAATTGAACATTTAACAATGGATCGTTATGTTGAAACACATAAACGGGAGTTGGAAAATGTAGATCTCTCATTTAAATGGTGTTCCTCCGAACCACATTACTAGTGATTGTCTTCTACCTTTAATAACTGGTTTTACTCTGTGTCTAATAAATGATGCAAAGAATACTGCATGACCTTGTTTTAGTTTTGCAATCTTACCTTCTGACATCAATTCCAAATCACCACCTTCAAACTCAGACTCAGGCGACAATAAACAAGTCATAGATATTTTTCTTACAGGTGGTTCGTGTTGCATGTTCACATCATTATCGACATGCCAATCATAGAATCCTCCTTCGGGATATTCTGTGTACTGTGCCATCTCAGTGATTGTCATTCCATCAAAACCAAAATGATTGCCATTGGTTGCTTTCATCACTCGTTCAATATCTTTGTACATCTCAACCATCTTTTTAAATGGTATCCAACTAATATGTGATGTTCTAGTTTTAGTATCGATCACACCACCTTTGATACCTTTACCAGATCCAACAGATGCATTTTGTTTAGGTTCAGCTCTACCTGCTTCAATAATCATTTTACATTGTTCAGGTGTAAATAATGGTTTAGTTGTCTCCACTATATAAGATTTCCAACGTGGTTCAGTTATCATACAGCTCCTCTGTTTTTTATTGGATCAAACTGTACGTCACAGTTTGCAGCTAAACTTCTTCTTGTTTCATTTGTGCCATTAAATGGATACACACAGTGTCTCATGTCATAAGGAAAAACATAAAAGTCTCTAAGGTTCATAGGTGGTTGATAATCTATCTTTGCAAACTGACCATTGGCTGCACCCAATATCTGTAGTCTACCATTTTGTGGTACTTCTGCGTTTGAATATTCTCTACCATAACTAGACGGTAACTTTAAAATCATTACAGAAGATAGACCTGTAAACAACATACCTCTATGAATATGTGCTGGATTGTATTCATGTGCTTTCATTTCATTAACCCAAATAGAATTAATGTGCATATCATAATCTCTAATTTTATTAAAAGCTAAATAATGATTAAATATCTTTACAAAATAATCTGTAACATTTCTTGGAAGTAAATTATGGTTTTTCATTTTTGTTTGATCAGCACCATTATAAAACAAACTATGTTCGTTTTCTATTTTACCTACTAATTGTTTATTAGCAGGTGCTAGCTTATAAAAGTTTTGTTCGTAAATTTGGTTGATCGCAGAAAAAATATCAAGAGGCACCTGATATTTTAAAATAGATTGACCTAAGAATACAAAATCAAATTTGATCTTTTGGCTTTCCATGTTGTGTGATCTGTTCTTTCTCTGTATAGCTTTGTTCTAATTCACCAGACTTTTTAATTCTTCGTAAAGAATCTAACTGTCCCATTACATTAAATATATCTGTATCAGATGAGTTTGCATTTAATGTTTTAGCTTTCTGTGAATATTGTAAACCGTAAGATTCTAACTGGTGTTGGTTAACATCTTTGTCATTAAATGAACCATCGTTAAATTCTTTTTTTAACTTAGACCACATTTTAATTTCTCTCATTCTGTGTTTTGCAACCTTCTCCATAGAAGCTTTTGCAAATCTACACTCATCTATATCTATTTGATATTTAGTTCTTTTGTATTCGTCTTCTTCTTTTTCAATCTTACCCTCTAGCCATTTAATCTTTGCTTCATTTCTTCTATAGTCAAACGACAACGTCATTAAATTATCTAAATAAGTTGATTGTTCTCTAACACATTGCCAATATTTTGCAGCCTTGGTTGGATATCTATTATCTTGTAGTACAGAAAATCTTGCTTCTGTTTCTGTTCTAAACATTTGTTTCTTGGTCCATGTATCACGTAGCTCGTCTACCATACCTTTGAACGAAGACAAATCTTCAGTGGTTAATAAATTATTTAAGTGAGCTTCTTCACCTTGTATAACTTCTTTTACATCTTTTTTCATTTCTTTATCCTTTATAATTAAATCTTATATATACTATTTAAAATGTATTACAAGTTTTAAGACGACGATATTTTCTCAGTAACAATACCCTCGCCGTACCATTCTTCGGTGTCTGCTTGCACAGGTGGCCCACCACCAAACGCTAATCCTGCTGGTACAGTACCACTTGTACCACCACTACCATTAGTTCTTCCTGTAATCATATCTTGATCTTTAGTCCAACTGGTTCCATTCCAACGTTCTGTTCCGATAGGATCATTTTCTCCAGCAAAACTTAAAGCAGATGTTTGAACTCCAAAACCCATATTATCATTTTGACCATCAGTTAAATCATTAACTTCAGTCCAGCTAGAGCCATTCCATGATTCTGTATTAGCAATATGAGTAGTACTAGAGTCTTCTCCTCCGTATGCTAAAGCTGCAGTTGTCGTACCAACAGTTGCTAACTGTCTTCTCGCTGTGTTTAAATCATTAACTTCTGTCCAACTAGATCCATTCCAACTTTCATTGTTAGCAATTCTATTAGTTCCATCAAACCCACCAACAGCTAAAGCTGCTGTTTGTGTTCCACAACCTGCTAGGGATTGTCTTGCAGTGTTTAAATTATTAACTTCCGTCCAAGCGTATCCGTTCCAAGTTTCTGTATTTGCTGTTTGACCTGTTGATATACCTCCACCGAAAATTAAAGCAGATGTATTGTCAGCCCCTGATGATCCTGGTGTATTTCTACCTGTATTTAAATCACTTACTTCAGCCCAAGAAGTTCCACTGTATTGTTCTGTGTTAGTTAAAAAATTACCACCAGGAGAATTTCCTCCATAACCTAGAGCAGATGTTTGAGTTCCATTTCCTGACATTGCATTTCTAGCTGTATTTATACTTGCACCCGTAACCCAGGCACCTACAGAAATGCCAGCGTTCCATTCTTCTGTGGCTGCTAAATTAGCAGTAGTAGCTCCTCCTGCAGCAAAAGCTGCACTAGCAGTCCCATCTCCTGCCTGTCCATATCTTGCAGTGCTAAGATCATTTGTTTCAGAAAATACAGAGCCATTCCATAATTCAGTGTTTGCTACTTCAACTGTATTGTCATAGCCACCAAAAACTAAACCATCAGAACTTGTTCCTGCACCTGCTATGTAAGTTCTAGAGGTATTTAAATCATTTACTTCATACCAAGCACTCCCATTCCATTGCTCATTTAGGGATGCAAGAGGTGCACCACTAACAGCTAATGCTGCTGTATTATCTGCACCTATTCCTAATCTACTTACTTTTGCAGTATTTAAATCTCCAACTTCTGTCCAAGCACTTCCATTCCAACTTTCGTTAATTGTTAAAACAGAAGCTCCAGGGTTTTCTCCACCAAACGCTAAAGCTGAAGTGTATGATCCACCACCCCCTAATTGTTTTTTAGCACTATTCATATCTGTAGTTTCAGTCCAAGCTGAGCCGTTCCAAGATTCCATTTTAGCTGTAGCAGGTGTTATACCTCCACCAATAGCTAAACCTGTAGTTTGTGTTCCAGCTCCTATTAGTGAACTTCGTGCGGTATTTAAATCTGCAACTTCTGTCCAACTTGAGCCATCATATTGTTCTGTTAATCCAGTAACAGGAGGAGGTGCATTTCCACCAAATACTAAAGCAGCAGTTTGAGTTCCAGCTTCTCCCATCGCTTGTCTAGCAGTATTCATATCACCACCAGCTGCCCAAGCATTACCAACAAATTGATTACGAGTTTTAAGTTCGCCTTCACTTTCGTTGTACCAAACTTGACCTGTTACTTCAGTTGGGTCTGTAGTTACTGTTTGAATATCTGTTCCAATTATTTCTTTGTACTTTGTCATATTAATCTGTTGCTATTGTTTCTATTGATATTCCATCACCTTCCCACTCTTCTACAACACCTGTATTTCCTGGATTTCCTCCAGTTATCGCTAGTGCGTTAGTAGTATTACCTGCTTTAGCTAATTGAGTTCTTGCAGTGCTTAAAGTATTTTGATTACTCCAAACTGTTCCATTCCATAATTCTGCTGAAGCTGTTAAAGGTGGAACATTTCCAAGGAAGGCTAAAGCAGCGGTTGATGTACCAGTATTAGCAACATGTTCTCTTGCAGTATTTAAATCACCAACTTCAGTCCAGTTTGTGCCATTCCATGATTCTACTAAATTTGTATTAAAATTTGGTGCTGGATTTCCTCTATGGCCACCAGCAAATAATGCAGCTGTTTGAGTTCCTGCATTAGATGCATTCGCACCTTCTCTTGCTGTATTTAAATCGTTTACTTCTGTCCAGTTAGTTCCATTCCAACTTTCATTTTTGGTATCTGAAAAATTTGGTGGAGTATTACCTCCTGTTGCTATTGCAGCCGTAGAAGTTCCTGTTCCCCCTGCAGCACTTCTAGCTGTATTTAAATCGTTTACTTCTGTCCAGTTGGTTCCATTCCAAGATTCTGTTACCCCTGTATAAGTTAACGTAGTATTATAACCACCCATAGTTATAGCTGACGCACTATCTGCACCTGCTCCTGTGTTACCGTTTCTTCCATTATTTAAATCGTTTAATTCTCCCCAACTTGATCCATTCCAAATTTCAGTTTTTCCTGAATAATCACTTTCATATCCGCCATAAATTAAAGATGAAGTATATGTTCCATTTGATCCTTCCTCTCTTCTAGCAGAATTTATACTCGTACCACTTACCCAAACACCATATGCAAAATCTGCGTTCCATTCTTCTGTTTGTGCTGTATCAGGTTGAGTATTTCCTCCAAAACCTAAAGCAGATGTTGAAACTCCTGCTCCTCCAATGGCGTTTCTTCCAAGACTTAAATCATTTTGTTCAGTCCAAATAGATCCATTCCATAATTCTGTATTAGTTGCGGCAACCACTGTAGAAGTCTCTCCTCCAA